TTCCCAGCTGAGAAGGTTCCAATGATTAGAGCTTTGGCTAAGAAGTACGGCCTCAAATGGGGTGGAGATTATCGAAACCGAAAAGATGAGATGCACTTCGAAATCGAATTGAGTGAAGCGAAAGTCGCGGCACTCATCGGGAGCTTGAACAAAGGAGACAACTAATGGATCAAGCAAAAGCAATGCTGGCATCATGGGCAAGAAGCTCAGTCGCCGGCGCATTGGCCGTCTATATGACTGGCAATACCAATCCAAAGGATTTGGCCTTGGGTCTAGTGGCTGGACTTGTTCCGGTACTTGCTCGATGGGCTAATCCAAATGACGTAAGTTTCGGCAACAAGAAGTGAGCGTAGGCGAATGGACGGCGGTCGGTGGGCTTGTTCTTGCGGTGCTGACTGCCATCTATTCGTCAATGAGATTCATGGTGAAATCGATCATGCGGGAGCTCATGCCCAATGGGGGCAATTCAATCAAAGACCAAGTGAGCAGGATTGAAGAACGACTCAATCAATTAATTCTGGAATTGGCTCTTAAGAAATAACCGACACGCCGATTCTTAGGCGGGAATCTTGAATTTGTCGGATATGCGTGTCACTCTGTAATTCGGGAGCTGGTACGCAGCTCTCAGAATCGGGAGCAATTATGACAACAAGTGAAGTCGGTCTATTCGTCATCATGGCAATAGCATGCATTCTCTGGGCTATTTGCAGCTATGCAGTCGGATACAAAGAAGGCCATCGTGAAGGCTATCAACGAGGCAAAGCAGTCGGCCGTCACATATCAGCCAAGGCAGTGCGCTAATGGGGTTCTTGGACGGCTACGAGGCTGCACGTGCCAGAACAGATCGCTGGATTCTTACACACCCAACCGGACGCATTGAAACAGAAATCATGGAATTCAACGCTGAAAAGGGTTACGTTCTAGTCAAGGCGACTGGCTACCGCAATGCAGATGACATTCATCCAGCTGGCGTTGATTTCGCTTACGGCTATCAAGGCGCATACGTGCAGAACATGAAACGCTGGTTCGTCGAAGATACAGTCACAAGCGCAATTTTAAGAGTTATGCAGCTCATCATGGGCGGTGCAGAGCGCACGACCCGCGAGACGATGCAACAGATTGAAGCTCTACCAGCCAAGGTTGCAAAGACTGACTTGGATTATGATTACTGGACGACCAAATTCGGTGAAGTGCCATCGTTTAAGACTCAAGAAGAAGTCGATGCAGCTGGCACACCGGACTCATTGCAACAGTGCAAGCATGGCAAGCGCATCTTTAGAGAAGGCACTGCAAAGACTGGCAAAGCATGGGCAAATTATAGCTGCATTGAAAAGAAGCCAGAGCAATGTGATCCAAATTGGCTAGTTATGAGCAGCGATGGCAAATGGAAGCCACAGCTATGAGTGGGCCAATTGAGATAATCAATCCTAGGACTATGAGCTGCACACTCATGGAAGATGGCGTCATCATCGCAACCTACAAAGTGGAGCAATGTGACAAATGCTCAAGGCTGGTCAAATTTGACGACTTTGGTTATCAAAAGGGATTTGGTAACGAAAAAATAATTTGGTTCTGCTGGGATTGCAGATGATTATGGTGCGTTTATCGCGTGAAGATGAGGTCATTGCACACACTGCCGGACTTGCAAGAGAATCGCGCTACGGATCAAACCCTAAATTCGTAGGCAACAAAGGCAACTTTCACAATGCTGTTGTGATTCATAGCGAAGCTGTTGGAGCTGAGATGGCAGTGGCCAAATACTTTGGCGTCGAGGACTTTGAGCCGACAGTCAATACATTCAAGAATGAACCGGATGTCTATTGGAACGGCATTGCCATCGAGGTCAAACAAACGCCACACAAACGCGGTCACTTAATCATTAGCGACGATGATCGTGATACTGACATAGCTGTTTTGGTAGTAGGTGAATCACCGACCTATTACGTGATGGGCTGGATACCAGTTGGCGTTGCAAAGCGGCCTAGGTTCCAATCTGCTCAAGGCGGTTATTGGGTTAGTCAAATCAATCTGCAACCCATTGAAACGTTAAGGAAATCTATCCATGCCAATACTTGAATTTGATTGCTCAATTTGTGCCAAGCTCTACGGCAAAGCAAAGCAACGTCATGGCATCCGAAAGACCTCAGAGCTAACGCTTCATGAATGGTTTAGTACGTGTCTTGGATGTGGAGCAATGGGCATCAAAGTCGTTGATGATGCAAAGGTTGCAGGGTTATCCTTATGAATAAGTTATCCACAGGCGTTATCCACAGGGTGTGCGCAACGCCCAAGACCACGCTCAATCTTGACCGGTATTTGACTAAGGCTGTACGCTCCATACTCGCTGGCGAGCCGCTGATGCGGATAGCTCGCAGGCGAAGTCTGGTGCTGTTGGCCGTTCTATGTGTTGTTGGCACAACACCAGCGGAAGCAGTAACAGACAAAGATAATTTGAAGCTATATGCTCATTCAAGGATTATAAACTATGAGCAATTTCAATGCTTTAATAAGCTGATAACCAAGGAATCTAATTGGCGTATCAATGCAGTCAATGGATTGCATTATGGTCTAGGCCAAATGAAGAATACAAAGTATCGTGACCTAGATGGCTATCGTCAGATTGACTGGAGCATTCGCTATCAACGCACACGATATGGGTCGCACTGCAATGCATGGCGATTCTTCCAGAAGCATGGGTATCACTAATGAGTAGAGCTTGGGCTAAGGGTTCAACCCGTAAGTGGAGAGTCATCAGAGAGCGCATATTGCAGCGAGATGGATGCTGTCAGATATGTGGCACCACAGAGGGTTCCATGCATATAGATCACATCATTCCAAAGCGATTGAACGGCTCTGATGATGAGTGGAATTTGAGGCAATTGTGCCAGATGTGCAATTTGAGCAAAGGGGGTCGGTTTTTTAGTGATGCTTTAACACCCCCGACTCTCCATGAACGTTATATCCCCGAAAACGTGTCCATAAGTCATGATTGAGGAGCAACAGACCATAGATAGTCATGATCAGGTCGATCTAGTCTCAGATCGGCTCACATCGGTTTTGGCACCGTCATCAGCTGACGTCATTGGCAGTCCAACGCCTAGAATCCACACGCCATTGAATGATTTGCCATCCAGGGGCCCGGAACTCATCGATTTTGCGAAAACTATCTTTCCAAATGGGTTCATGCCATGGCAGGAATTCGCTGCGATCCATTGCCATAAGGTCAAGCCTGACGGGAGATGGGCCACGCCGTTGAATGCCATCGTGGTGGCCAGACAATCCGGCAAATCCACATTGATGCTCAGTCGCATTCTGATGGGGTTATTTCATTGGGATGAATCGTTGCAGGTGGCCTCAGCTCATAGATTGGCCACATCGTTGGAGCAATTCCGGGCATTGGTCAATCTGATTGAATCATCCGATGACCTAGCCAAACGGGTGAAGCGAATTCGCTGGTCTCATGGGTCGGAGGAAATCGAGGTTCAAGGATCAACCGGGATAAATCGGTTCATCATCAAGGCTGGTGGATCGGCGGCCCGTGGTATCTCCAAACCCGAGACGGTCCACCTAGATGAGCTGCGAGAGATGCACGAACTCGAATCGTTCGCCAGTCTCCGGTACACATTGCTTGCCGCAAAAAATCCCATGGTCATGACCTATTCGAACGCAGGTGACCAACACAGTAAAGTGCTAAATTTGTTACGCGAACGGGGAATCGCCGCTGCGTCCGGTGTGGTTGACGATATTGGATATTTCGAATGGTCAGGTGCATCGGACGCATTGACGGACGAAAATTTTGCGATGGCCAATCCGGCATTGGGCCACACAATCCACATCGATAACATCCGAAGCGTTTTGAAAGACCCACCCGAAGTTGTACAGACCGAGGTTTTATGCAGATGGGTCCAAACTATTTCGTCGATCATCAATCAAGCTGCGTGGGATGGATGTGCCGATCCGGAACTCGAACTCGATCCCGAAAAACTCACCTGGCTGGCCTTGGACATTTCACCGGATCGCCGTCATTGTGCGTTGGTTGGGGCTCAGAAATTAGGCGATGAACGATTCGTGGTGAAGTTACTCCACACCTGGGAAAATGAAAGGCAACTCGATGACCGGGCCATTGCTAATGATGCCGCGTTTTATTGCCGCAAATATCCCATCGAGCATTTGTTATATTCCAGGAAAACCAGTGGGGCCGTGGCCGCACGATTGCAACCGGCTGGAATTCCGATTTACGACATGGACGCGGCCTATCCTCAAAGCTGCGACGAACTATTGGGTGCCATCAATTCGGGTCGGTTACGTCATACCAACCAGCCGGAACTAACGGCGCAAATGCTCAGTGCGGTGCAACTGCGTCGAGGCGATGGCGGCTGGGTCATTGGAAGGCGTGCGTCACAAACCGCCGTGTGCGCCAGTGTGGCCACCGCATTGGTCACACATTTTGCGACACGCCCAGAGACGGAAACCGACATCATGGTTGGATAGTGGTATTGGCCTGAGAAAATCAAGCCATGGGAATTCGCAACATTTTTGCAACGCGTCAGGTTCAGACGGTAGGGCTACCGTCCGGGCCTGATGTGTCTGCGCAGCTTGGACCCGTTACAACGTTGGATTCATTGACGCCATTTTTCGGCGGTGCAAATACTGCAACGCGTGAGGAATTCATGTCCGTTCCAACAGGCGCACGGGCTCGAAACATCATTTGCTCATCGATTGCATCGATTGGCCTTGAAGTCATTGATCGATCAACGGGGCTTGAAATCGAGGATGCAACGCCACGTGTTATCCGTACACCGGACCCACGCGTTCCGGGATCTGCCACTTACGTGTGGACCTGCGAGGATCTGCTGCTATACGGTTACGCATATTGGCAAATTACAGAATTTTTTGCAGATACAAATCGCGTTCGAAGTGTGCAACGCGTCAATCCTGCACGCGTAACAATTCAAACAAATTCATTGGCAACTGAAATTGAATATTACATGGTTGACGGATCACCGGTTCCAAATTCCGGATTAGGTTCGTTGGTTGTATTTAATGGCAATGATGAAGGCGTGTTGAATCGTGCAGGCCGAACAATCCGCACAGGTGCGGAACTAGAACGTGCCGCTGCGATGTACGCACGCGAGCCAATTCCATCAATGGTGTTGAAATCCAACGGCACGGCATTACCTGCAGACCGAATTGCCAAATTGCTTGATTCGTGGGCAACGGCTCGCCGCAATCGTGGCACCGCGTTTTTGAATGCCGACGTCACATTGGAAACCGTGGGATTCGATCCTGAGAAATTGCAACTGGCGGCAGCCCGTTCCTACATCGCCACCGAAATTGCACGTGCCTGTGGAATCCCGGCGTATTACGTGGACGCAAACACCGGATCATCGATGACCTATTCAAACGCCACCACACAACGTCAAACATTGCTCGATTTCTCATTGATTCCGCTGATGACCTCAATTTCCGAACGTTTATCAATGCCGGATTTTATACCGTCAACGCAGGAAGTGCGATACGACTTATCCGATTACCTACGCGGCAGCGATCTTGAACGTGCGAACATTTACAAAACCCTGAATTCCATCGTGGATGCTAACGGCAATCCGGCCATCACTGTGGAGGAAATACGAAACGCGGAGGAAATGATCAAATGAAAGTCACCACACCATTCACAATCACCGCAGCTGATTCTGAGGCACGAACAATCACAGGCAAGATCGTCGAATTCGACGTTCCGGCAAATGCATCAACAGGCAAAGTGATGTTCAAATCAGGATCGCTAAATCCAGCCAATGTAAAATTGAATTTGGAACATGATTCAGCCCGTCCAATCGGTAAAACACTCAGCATGGAATTTGCACCCGATGGAAAATCAATCGAAGCAACATTCAAGATTTCAAAAACAACCGCTGGTTCAGATGCCATCCAGGAAGCAATGGACGGACTGCGTGACGGATTTTCGGTTGAAGCCAATGCAAATGATTTTGGATACAACGAGGATGGCACAATGGTTGTCAACTCAGCAGATTTGGTCGGTGTCGCATTGACACACAATCCGGCATTTGATTCAGCACGTGTATCAAATGTCGCTGCGACTACCGCACCAGAAAATTCCGGGCCATCCAATGATGACGCGGACGCAACACCCACACCATCAACAGAAGGAGACGCCGTGGAAAACACCGTCACAGAGCCAACTACCGCCGAGACGGTAGAAGCGGCTGAAGTAGTACAGGCATCATCAGCACCAAAGCCAGTCAATTTCATTGCAACACGCAACCCAATCGTTTCACCTGAAACATATTTGATGCACAAAGTAGCGGCAACCCGTGGTTCCGAGGAATCACGTGCGTTCATTGCAGCTGCAACGGCATCAACAGACAATCCGGGCTTGATTCCGACACGCCAGCTGCGTGAAGTGGTCAATGGCCTTGCCGATAACGTCAGAGCCTCCATTGATTCGATTTCGACAGGCACCCTGCCGAACGCAGGCCTTGTTTTCCAGATTCCGAAAATTTCAGTTTTGCCTGCGGTTTCACAGATCGATGAACTCGATCCTGTTACACCTACAGTCATGGAATCTGAATTCATCAACGTTGACGTAAAGTCATTCAAGGGTAGCCAGGTCATGTCCGTGGAACTCGCCGACAGATCTGATCCGTTGTTCTTTTCAGAACTGATTTCAAATCTTTCGTCACAATATGCACGTGCAACCAACCAATATAACTCAGCACAGATCATCGCTGGTGCAACAAAGACTGCAACCGGTTATGGAACAGATATCACCGCTGCAGAATTACTCGCATGGGTTTCAGCCGGTGCAGTAAGTGTTTATTCAAACACATTTAAATTCGCCGATGCAATCGTTGTGAGCCCTGCCATGTGGGGACGCATCATGTCTTTCAACGTCGATGGCCGACCAATTTACAATGCACTGCAGCCACAAAACGCGGCAGGAAATGCACAACCACGTTCACTCCGTGGTTCCGTAAACGGAATCGATCTATGGGTGGATACTGCACTATCAGGAACAGGTGATGATTCAATGTACGTCATCAATCGTGATGCCTATACATGGTATGAATCACCACGCCTAGAGCTGCGCACGAACATCATTTCAGATGGTTCGATTGGAATCCTCATGTACGGTTACGGTGCCACTGCCACAAAAATTGCGGCTGGTGCATACGCGTTCAATAAGGACTAATTCACAAAACACTAAACATCGGCCTGTTCACTCCCGAGCAGGCCGAGCAGTCGAAAGGATCGGAAATGCCAACCATTGTGACCGCTGATGAATTGCGTCAGGTGCTTGGCGTTTCCGAATCCTTATTTTCTGACGCATATTTGGATTCAATAATTGAATCTGCCGAAATCACCATTTTGCCAATGCTCACGCAATATCAAAGTGCAGTGGTTTCAACTCGCATTGTGAATGATGTTTTGTACATCGATACATTGCGACCAAATTATTTCGTCGAGGGACAGGGGATCGTTCTCGCAGGAATTGGCGGCGGCCTTGATGGGCCGTACACAGTCAGCAATCATTCCGTTCGACCATTTGAAGTCACTGCCGTGGTCGATGAAGCTGATCGCATTCTCACTCCGGTGATTCCAGCGGGAACGGTCACACTCGATGGCGGTTCAGCCGCCGAAATATATGCAACCGTTCCGGCGGTTAACAAAGCCATTTTGATTGTATCCGTTGAAATTTTCCAAAGCATTACGGCACCGGGTGGACAAATTGAAGGCGTTGATTTTGCGCCTACGCCGTACCGCATGGGCCGCAGTCTCCAAAACAGAGTGATCGGCCTGATTTCGGCGTTTTATGACGTGGATTCAATATGCCAATGACCACCCTGTTGGACGTTCGCAATGATCTTGCAACGGCATTGGCCGGCGTAGCTGCATCGGTTTACCCGGTGGCACCGGAGGCCGTGATCCCACCAGCCTGTGTGATCATCCCGGATTCACCCTGGCTCGAATCAACATTGATCAACGGGGCCGTCACTAAGGTGAAGGTCAATTTTGTGGTAACCGCTGCGGTTGCCAACAATTCTAATTCAGGCGCATTGGACCAATTAGAGGCCCTGATTATCAGCATTTTGGGGGCCATGCCCTCAGGGTACGTCGTCGGCGACGTTCAAAGGCCGTCAATCATTTCGGTTGGTGCATCCAATCTGCTAGTCGCAGATTTGAATGTTTCAACCTATTTCACCCAAATAAACACCTAGGAGACAAAATGCCAACAAATATCATCACGGGCAGACAAATTGCATTCACCATCGATGGTGATGTTTATGATGCGCAGGCCACGTCGGCCACCCTTGAAATCGAATCAACGATCAACACCTATCAGACCCTTGACGGTAAGGCGTATTACACCACCGACACTCAGGGAACATTCAACGTCGAAATGCTCCAGGATTTTGGTGCAGCTGGTTCATTGTGCGAAGCGTTGTGGAATGCCGCAGCTAACACACCAAATGACGCGTTGCCAGTGGTCTTGACCGTCCATGACGTTGCTTACGCGTTCAGCGTTCAACCAATTTTCCCATCATTGGGTGGAACTGCGCCTGATGCGCTAACTGCCTCACTAGCATTCACCTGCGTGACCACGCCGGCGTTAGACTAATTAAGGGAGATCGGGAGAATGAAAACCGCAATCACGATTGAATTCCAATCTGGTGAGGTGGCAACATACGTCGCTGCCCCACCGGAGTGGATGAAATGGGAAAACAAAACAGGCAAAACAATTCAACAGGCTAGTGAAATCGGAATCAGTGATTTGTTATTTTTGGCCTATAACGCCATGAAACGCGAAAACGCTGGGAAACCGGTCAAGCCATTTGAAGTGTGGGCTGAAACCGTTTCGGACGTCAGATTCGAGGACGGGGACCCAAAAGCCACCAGCGAGGCAGTCTCAGCCGGCTAGTCATTGAACTAGCGATTGCCACGCAAATTCCCATGTCCGAATGGGACACCGCCGAAAAGATTTTGACCGCGTTGGAGATATTGGAGAAGCAAAATGGCCGATGATGCTATTGCTTACGATAAAGCCGAACTGCGGAAAATTGTTGGTGCATTTAAGGCCATGGACGAACAGGCAACGCAGGAAGCCAAATTGGTTTCCGGTGCGTTGGCCGAATATCTCCAGGGGAAAATCTCATCGAAGGCGAGCAGTCTCCAATCGAGCAATGTAGCCAGCCGAATTGCCGAAGGTTCAAAGGTGAGCAAATCAAGCAAGATCGGCGAAATTTCATTTGGTTTCGTAGCGCAGAAATTCTCCGGCGGTGCAACTACCCGTGACCTGTGGGGTGGATCAGAATTCGGATCAAATAGATTCAAGCAATTTCCAGTGTGGTCAGGCCGTGAAGGTCGAGGATCACGCGGTTGGTTTATTTATCCAACCCTGCGTGCCGAACAACCATATATCATTAACGAATGGGAAAATTCATTCAGTAAAATTGCGAAGGAGTGGTGATGGCCGGTCAAGGATCAAGAACGCTAAAACTCTCCATTCTGGGTGATGTTGATAATCTAAAGAAAAGCCTGAATAGTGGTGCCACTGAGGTTTCGTCATTTGGCGACAAATTAGGAAAATTCGGCAAGGTAGCCGGTGCCGCATTTGCAGCCGCCGGAGTAGCCGCCGCAGCTTATGCCGGCAAATTGTTGGTCGATGGCGTCAAGGCTGCCATCGAGGATGAAGCGGCCCAGGCTAAGTTAGCCGGAACCCTGGTCAACGTTACCGGTGCAACTAACAAACAAATTGCCGCCGTTGAATCGCAAATCACAAAAACATCATTATTGACCGGCATCACCGACGATGAGCTGCGTCCCAGTTTCGAAAGACTGGTCAGAGCAACATCTGATTCCGATGCCGCGTTGAAATTGCAGGCCGTGGCCATCGATGTGGCCGCCGGTTCAGGTAAGTCATTAGAGGCCGTCACAAACGCCATGGCAAAGGCCCAGGAAGGCAATGCCGCATCGTTGGCCAAATTAGGGATCGGGCTATCAGCTGCAGAACTCAAAACAATGTCGATGGAGGAAATCACCGCCAAATTGGCCGAAACATTCGGAGGCCAGGCAGCAGAAAAGGCAGACACATTTGCCGGCAAAATGGATCGGTTGCAGGTTGCATTTAATGAAGGTAAGGAAACCGTCGGATCATTTGTATTGGACGCAATTACACCAATGGTCAGTGGTTTCGTCAATAGCGTGATTCCAACCATTCAAAAACTGGCTGAGGAATTAGGTCCAAAACTTACACCCGTTTTTGAAACGTTGACCAATTACATCAAGGATTTTGTTATTCCAACATTTCAAGCAATTTGGGCATTCATCACGGATTACGTGATCCCGGCCATTTCATCATTCTTGACGCCAATCATCAATGGATTGCGATCCGCATTTGAAAAGGTAACAGGCAAGATTGATGAAAACCGCGAGAAGCTGGCCCCATTGCTTGAATTATTCAAAACGGTTGCCAAATTCATTCGTGATGTATATGCACCGGTTGTTGGCAAGATATTGGGAGCAGCGTTCGACACGTTGGGAACTGCCATCGGAATTGTTATCGGCCTATTTGCAAACCTTGTTTCGTTGGTCAATAGCGCATTCAACGCAATCAAAAACATCGTCAATTTCATCAAAAACAATCCCGTCACCCAGGCAATCGGTGGAGCAATCGACACGGTATTTGGCGGCGGTAGGGCCAACGGTGGCCCGGTATCAGGTGGGACGTCATACCTGGTCGGCGAACGTGGCCCGGAGATTTTCACCCCTAAATCAAACGGATCGATCATTCCAAACAATGCAATGGGTGGAGGAACGGTCATCAATTTGAACGTATCCGGTGCCATCGATCCTGAAGGTACGGCCCGAACGATTATCAACGTTTTGAACAATTCGTTCTATCGTGGGACAAACGGTGCCAATGCGTTGGTCACATCATGACCATTTGGAATCCAATCTGGCAGGTGACCATCAATGGCATCAGCTATGAAAACTATGTTCTTGCAAATCTGACGGCAACCAGTGGCCGAACGAACATTTATGAGCAAGCCCAGGCTGGGTATTGCAATCTTTCAATTTACAATGTGACCCAATCACAGGTTTCAATAAACATCAATGATTCAGTGGGAATTTCGATCAAAGATTCAACCAACACATTTGTTCCAATTTGGGGTGGGTCAGTCACCGACGTTTCCATTGAAGTGGCACAGGGTGGATCGGTAGCCATTAGCCAGGTGATTTCAATCGTTGCGTTGGGAGCCCTTTCACGATTGCCGAAGGCATTATGGTCCACCAGCTTAAATCGTGATTTTGACGGCGATCAGATTTTGGAAGTTTTGACGGATTTGTTGATCAATAACTGGTCCGAAGTCCCGGCGGCGTTGACGTGGGGCAATTACCAACCGGCAACGGAAACGTGGGCACAGGCTCAAAACGTTGGATTGGGTGAGATTGATACACCAGGAAATTATGATCTTGCAGCTCGATCAGCCGACGTCATCGATGTTTATTCATTGGTTTCGGCATTGGCCACATCGGGGCTGGGTTATATCTACGAAAATGCCCAGGGGCAGATCTCATATGCGGATTCCACACACCGGACCCAATATCATGCAGCCAACGGATACGTGGACGTTTCGGCAAATCAAGCCCTGGCCAGCGGAATCAAGATTCAAACGCGATCCGGTGACGTTCGAAATGATGTAACGATCAAATACGGTGCCAATTCGAGCAGTGAGGTATCCGATGAGGATTTGACGTCCGTGGCCACATTTGGTCGCCTGGCGCAGGTAATCACCACTACATTGCACGATCAGGCCGATGCCGAATCCCAGGCCGCGTTTTATTTAACATTGCGAGCATTTCCACAAGCCATGATGCAATCAATCACTTATGAATTGACCAATCCCGAAATGGACGATGCAGACCGGGATTCGATGATCAACATATTCATGGGGATGCCACTGCGCATTGGCGATTTGCCCGACAACATGACCGGCGGGCAATATCTGGGTTTTGTTGAAGGTTGGCAATTTTCGGCTGGGTATAACACCCTGTCCGTTACGGCATTGTTATCGCCGTTGGCCTATTCCATCCAGGCATTGAAATGGGAAGAGGTCAGCGTGTCGGAACAATGGAACACCATTTCAAACACACTCACGTGGGAAAATGCGCTAGTCGTAGCATAAGGAGAAAACATGAGCAATCCAACAACCCCGTTCAACTGGCAAATGCCGACGAACACAGATTTGGTCACGGACCTGCCTGCCGATTTTGAAGTTTTCGGTCAAGCGGTTGCAACATCGATGGCCGATTTGTTAGGTGGCACATCAGGTCAGATTCTTTCAAAGGCTACAAATGCCGATATGGATTTCACCTGGATTGATAATCAGGTTGGAGATATTACATCGATCACGGCCACAACACCATTGACCGGCGGTGGTACAGGCGGCGATGTAACGGTTGGAATTCAAGCTGCGTCAACCAGCCAATCTGGTGCGGTGCAACTTACAGATTCAACATCATCCACATCGACCACAACCGCAGCAACTCCCAACAGTGTGAAATCTGCCTACGATCTTGCAAATGCCGCCGTAGCCAAATCCATTGTTGATGCTAAAGGTGATCTGATTGCCGCAACCGCAGCTGATACGGTTTCACGATTGGCCGTTGGTACAAACAATCAGGTTTTGACTGCCGATTCAAGCACCGCAACCGGAATGAAATGGGCGACACCGGCAACAGGCGGCGGTAAGGTTGGACAGGTTTTATCAACATTGAAAACCGATACATTTTCAACATCATCAACATCAAACGTCACGATTACTGGACTTAGCCAATCAATTACGCCATCGGCAACATCAAGCAAAATTTTGATTATTGTTTCACTATCGGCTGGAGTTACAAATAACGATGGAAATCTTGCAGCGTTCCAAATCAGCGGGGGCAATTCTGCAACATATGTAGGAGATACCGCAAGCCTTCGACAAAGGGTTGTTCATTGGGTACGCCGTCCGGGAGATAGTGCAACCGTAGCAGCAACAAATATGCCAATGACGATGGTTTATTTGGACTCCCCATCTACCACTAGCGCAGTTACATATAACGCCGTTGCTCGCGTCAGTAGTGGAACTGCATTTGTTAATAGATCGGGAATAGACACAGATGATACAACTTGGGGCCGTTCAGCCTCAACGATTACAGTGATGGAGATACTTGCATGATCGACTATTCAACAATTTTGACTCTCAAATACCCGGATTCGGAATGGACTCTCGATGGTGATAATTACGATGGCCTAATTTGGTTATCCGATACTGAAAAACCATCCAAAGAAACATTGGACAATTTATGGGAAACCGTAAAATCCGAATTAATTGCCGAAAAGGAATCGAAAATTGCGGCAAAGCAATCAGCGATTGCAAAATTGGCAGCCTTAGGATTGACCGAGGATGAAGCAAAGGCAATCATCAAATAAATGATTTCGCAAAATGGATGGCCAGCATCGAAAGATCGGGCCGAATTGGGCATTGATACGTTTTTGATTCCAGGCACAAAAATCAAATTGCATTGCGCCAAAGCGGTTGCACCGTTATTGGTCGGATTTGCCGCTGAATTCCATGAATTAATTGAACCGATTGATAAAGGCCAGCTTGATGATTGGGGCTACCATTTCCGGATGGTACGTGGTAGTACCGACAAACTGAGCAACCATTCAAGCGGAACCGCCATCGATCTAAATGCCACCCGTCACCCATTGGGCAAGGTCGGGACATTCCCAAATGAGAAGGTTCCCATGATCCGAGCCCTGGCTAAAAAATACGGTTTAATTTGGGGAGGCGATTATCGAAACCGCAAAGATGAAATGCATTTTGAAATTGGGTTGACGCCAGCGAAGGCCGCTGCGCTAATGGAGAAGCTGGGGAAATCAAAATGAATCAATTTAAAGCAATGGCGGCATCATGGTTGCGTTCATTCCTAGCTGCAGGGCTGGCCGTTTACATGGCCGGAGTGACCGATCCGAAGGCCATCGCAATGGCAGGCATTGCCGCCGTGGCCCCGGTAATTCTCCGGTATTTAAACCCAAATGACGCTGCATTCGGCATCAATGAAAAATGACCGAAACAATTGCCGCGATTGGATTAATCGCCGCTGCAACGATTTCATCGATTGCGGCCATTTTCGCAGCTAAGGCTGAAAAGAATTCCCGACCCGTATCAAATGGATTCGCCGACGGCATCCGGGGTGATGTACGGGAAATCCGGTCATTGCTCATCGAGCATTTAAAGGATCATCCGAAGGGTTAGACACGCCGAAAATCACGCGTGAATCTTGCAAATGTCGGTCCAATGCGTCACATTATCTCCAGGCAGACCAACCAACTGCCATCGGGAGAAAAAATGAGCATGGAACAAATCATCGGGTTCGCCGTATTGGCGCAACTATCAATCGGAACCATTTTGTATTCGATGGGCTACCGTGACGGCAAATCCGTCGGTTACCATCATGGCCGGTCAATCGGCATGGCAATGGGCAAATCTAAGGTGGCCAAATAATGTCTTTCCTAGACCATTACGAAACCGTAAATCAGAAGGTTATTAGACTCCACGCCACTTATCCAACAAACCGGATTGAAACATCAATCATCGATTGGAATCCGGAAAAAGGTTACATTCTCATTGAATGCAGAATTTTTCGCCATTATGAGGATGAGAAGCCAGCCGCCATCGATTATGCACATGGCATGGTCACGGCGTATAACGTGCAAATGAAACGTTGGTACGTCGAGGATACCGTGAGCAGCGCAATCGGTAGGGCCGCATCGGTGGTTTTGGGAACCGAGGAAAAGGCATCAAAGGAATCGATGATCCAGGTTGAAAATCTGCCGAAGGCGTTTATCGATGATGATCCATGGTCAAGGCCATTCGGCGAGGATGGGTTCACAACGGCCTCAACTGCCATCCAGGAGATCAAAACTCAGCTTGGTGGGGAATTGGTCGGAGAAGCCCCTACATGCGTTCATGGACACCGAATTTGGCGTGAAGGTACGTCGGCCAAAACTGGTAAAGCGTGGGCCAACTACTCATGCACCGAGAAAAACAAAGCGACCCAATGTGGCCCGATTTGGTACGTATTGGCCAGCGAGGGCCAGTGGAAACCACAGGTGTGATCATGGGTGAAATGGAAATGATCAAATTATCAACCGGTGAGAAAACCGTGTTCAAATCTGATGGAACAGTGACCCATGACGCAAATCCCATTTCGATTGAATGGTGTGATCGATGTGAGATTTGGAAACCGCTGGCATTTGGCCGGTACGTCACCAATCTAGGCGAACACCTGATTTGGGAATGTGGGGATTGCAAATGATCCTGGTGAAATTGACTCATGATCAAGAAATGGCGTGCGCCAGAGCTGCGCTAGAACGGGCCGTTGGTGCCGAAGGGTTGAACGATTACTCAGTGCAAAAACTGAACCTGTTTCAGGATATTGCTCGAAGTAGCGAGGCCATCGGAGCCGAAAACGCCGTTGCAAAGTATTTCGGAATTGATGAATGGAAGGCCACGGTGAATACATTCAAAAATCAGGCCGATGTGGGGTGGAATGTTGAAGTCAAACACACACCATGGAAGGAAGGCTGCCTGATCTTGCGTGATCGTGATCGAGGCGATGATGTGGCCGTTCTAGTCACAGGCAATTCGCCGAATTACTACATCATTGGATGGATTCCCATCGACATGGCACGGCGTCCATCGAGGCGTCGAAGTGATGGGTCATATGGATCAATCCATCAGATTTGAATCCCATCGAGAATTTAAATAGGAGCATTTATGCTAGAAATTATCAGGCTTGATTGTCGAGCTGAGAAAAAATCAACCGATCACAAAATTGTGAAGGTGACGGACAATTTGCCGCCATTCGTTCATTGCGTGGAATGCCTATCATGCGGCACATTGGGCATTGCCAGTTTCCAGGTTGATGATGCCGATCTATGAATTCAAATGCCCGGTCTGCTCGACGGTAAAGCCAATCAAAGCCGGATTTGATGAGGATTTCACACCACCTGGTTGCCCTTATTGCATGGTAAACATGGAACGAATTTGGACGTCAACGCCGATCCATTTCAAGGGTGACGGGTGGGGCCATCAATGACCAATCACCTGGACATGGATTTCGGTCATGAGCTGATAGATCATGGCACCTCCGACGATTACTACACACCGCCATTCATATTCGATGCCCTGAATGTGGAATTCGACATGGATGTTTCGGCACCGCCTGGTGGTGTCCCATGGATACCGGCAAAACGTTCATTGACCATCATCGATGACGGATTGGCGTCAGAATGGGTGGGACGTGTCTGGTGCAATCCACCTTATTCAAACGTGACTCCATGGGCTAAAAAACTCATCAAACACGACAATGGAATTGCGTTGGTACCAATGGCCAAATCGGGTTGGTTCAATTTGATGTGGGAACATGCATCCGGGGCATTGCCATTGCAGGCCAATCTTAAATTCGTTCGATCTGATCAAACATCGGGATCGATCATGTTGCCGGTGATGTTGTACGCATTCGGTGAGGCCAATCGCCAGGTGCTAATCAATAGCGGATTGGGCAGGGTTCGATGATGGGGCCTGTGGATAACCTGTGGACAACACGCCGAAGCCCCGTTCAACTTATCCACATTCTTGCAATGTATTTGACTGATTCGGTACGCTGGATTCGCTTAAAGCGAGCCGCTGAGGCGGATTGCTCGCTTAGGCGTATTCTGCTATTGCCACAGTTATGCCTATTGATAGGCTTGATTTCAACAAACGTGCAACCCGTACATGCAGCTACACAAACGGATCATTTGAAACTATATGCACATTCAAGGATCATTGATTGGAATCAATATCAATGCCTAGTAAAGATCATCACTAAGGAATCAAGGTGGAACCCTAAGGCCGTCAACGGTAGTCATTACGGCCTAGGCCAAATGAAATCACAATGGTATAGACACCTTGACCCTTATCGTCAGATTGATGAAACGATCCGTTACATACGCCATCGTTATGGTTCAATGTGTAATGCATGGGCTCATCATCAGGATAGGAATTGGTTTTAATGTCTAAGGCATGGAGATCATCAGACCGTAAGGGATGGCGACGGATACGCGAAAGAATCCTTGCACGTGATGGATACTGTTGCCAGGCATGTGGTGAGAGTGAAGGAAGCCTACACATCGACCATATAGTGCCGAAAAGGCTTGGAGGAAGCGATTTGGAGGAAAATCTGCAGGTTTTGTGTAAATCATGCAATTTGCGTAAAGGTGGCAGTTTTTTTGAACACCCTTTAACAC